AGCAACGCTCGAGTATTCGCGAGTAACGGCAAGCATAGCGCAAAACTCTCGAGGCGGCTGTACTCAGCTCGACTTGCGACGACTTGCGCTGTACGCTCGCTTTCGGAAAATCGCCCCAAAATCGGCGATATCGAAAATCGCTCAGTCAACATCTCACAAGAAAGGGATGTGGGGAACGGCGCCGCATAGCGGCGCGCTGATGCCACTCGAATTTTCGAGGCATCGCGACATAGGCGAAATAAGGCATGGTTCAGCGGGCGGCTATGGCGTTCCTGCGGCCACAAAAAAAAGACGGGCAATTGCCCGTCTTTCTCGATTTTGAGGCGTCGCGCGCGATTACAGACGCGTGATGCGATTAAGAATGTCCGCTTTCGCGCTGTAGGTCTCGCCCTCATACCGGACGACGGCGCCCGGAAAGCGCCCTTGCATGTCGCGCGCCACGGTGGCGCTACTCGCCAGTGGCGTGAACGGGAGCGGTATCGGAACGCCTTGCGGCATGTCCCCGCCGTCAAAGGTGGCGTGCCACTGCCCCCTGAGCCGCTCGATCGTCACGACGGTCAAAGGCGTTCCGCGACACGTCTGGCACTCGACATAGTTGCCGTCGAACGGACTGGCGAGATAGGACCATGCCAACTCGCCGCGCTCCAGCCATCGGCCGCACTCGCCGCAGCATCGCGCGCGGCGATCCATCGAAACGAGAAAACAGTTGTCATCCGGGTTCTTACAGATAAGCATCGGAATTGCCTTCCCTTGTGACGGAATGTCACGCGCCAGACATGACACAAAAAAAGGGCGCCGTCAACTGGCGCCCTAAGTCTGTGCTAGCCTGCGATTAGGCCGGGATCAAAACCTTGTCACGGAAAAGCGATGGATCGACAAGCGGGAAAAGCAATTCCATCGCGCGCCCTTTCATCGCGTCGCCGCTGCCGAACGTGCCACTATCGAACCGGCCCACCGTGTCGTTAGGCGCGTTGCGCACCGTGCGATCATGGTCAACGTACCGCGTCACAGCTTGCAGAGCCGTCCACACATCGTTGCGCTCGCTATTCCGCTCGCGTTGCGTGCGGCGATACGAGGCGCCCAGATCGGCCGCGATATTGCGCGTACGCGTCGAGATGTCGGCAACCTTTGCATCGGCCGGTATGCCTAGCAGGGACGTGAAAAACACCTCCACTTCTCGCTTGGCCATTTCGGTCTGAGCCATCGCGTCACCCATCGCCTTGAATTCAAGAAAGGACGAGGCGATTTGGGCTAGCTCACGGTGGACTTGCGCGCCATTGAACTTCGTGTTGTGGCGCGTTTTGATCAGCGCCTTTGCGCTCGAATGCGCAATGCGCAAGGTGTTCTGACAGACGACGCGTGTCATAGTCGCTTCGTTGCGTGTCGCTTGCGACGCGTCAAACGAAGTGGACATGAGCAAGCGGGGAACATGCCGATCGCCCGCGACATCGAGCGAGCCGTTAAAGCGAGCCGTCATCCACAAGCGCTCGCCAGACCCTAGGACGCCTGCCGCGTCGATGTGGAAGCGATCGTCAACCGTGATGTAGTTCTCAAACCACTCCCACACATCGACGGGCTGGACGACTTGGTAGCCTTCGCCAGCGATCCCGAGAACGTGGCCATTGTCCTGCCGCGCCAGAAAGCGCTTGTCAGTCTCGACAAAGCGCTTTTCGGGCGGTAGGTGATTGAACGCGTCGCCCGAAAGGGACGCAATCGCGGGAACCTTCTCCACATGGTAGGTCATGCCAGCCGCCGCCAGCCATTCAGCGCGCGAGGCGTCGGCAGGCAATTCCTGCCCTAGCCTATGCCAGATTTCCGTTCGCTCGCCCGTGAACGCGAACGAATAGACGCCGTCGATGTTTTCGATGTTGTGTGACATTTGGTTTGCCTTCGCAGAAACACCGCCGCGTCATTGCGGCGGTGTCATCTCCCTAGCATGACACTTTCGAAGTGTCAACTCTTAATCTGCGGCCGTTAAGTTTTGCGGCGCCACGATCCCTGCAATTCGGGAAAGTGAACCGTCCATGTGTGACGTTCGGCCGCAGCGTCGATTGCGAGCGTGTCCCACATTGGCGTTTTGTCGGGATGTTTCTTGCAAAAGCCGCACTGACAGCCGCCCGCGATCTCGCGATGCAGCGCGGCGGGGAGGGCCACGAACAAGGTTCCCCCGACAAGGTGCGGCAGAACGCCGCTCAGCCGCATCGCGGCTTGCTCCAACTCAGCCATTGCGGGCCTCATGCTTTCCAACAGACGCCCACCGCGCGCCATCGTTCGCGCGGTTCGCTGTGACTTGTTCGGCCGTCATGAACACGATGCTATGGACGCGGCACTCGCGCGGGCAACGCTGCAACGCGAGCAAAAGCGCTTGATGGAAGTCGACCGCTTCCACGTAAATCCACGTCCAATCGTCGTTTGGCCAGACGAAAGTGATTTCGTAGTTTTTCATCGTTTTGCCTTTCAGGGTTTGAGGTTCACGCGACCGCGAGCGCGACCGTCGCAGCGTCGCAACGCGCGCTCGCAACGATGGCTCGCTTGATTTTCGCTGGCGCACATTCGGCGCAGAACAGCGGGCCCACCGCCTTGATGCTTTTGCCGCTGTGAAACAGCGCGCCCTTGTCCTTGAACAGCGCGCGGCCGTGAAGCGGGCCACACGCGCAGTGTGAGCACACGATTTTCAGTTTCATTTGGGTTTTGCCTTCCCGGTTGATGGCGCAAACGGTGCGCCAGTGTCATGCGTCATACATGACACTGGACGCTTTGTCAACCGGCCGGTTTCTTGACCGCCTTCATGCGCTCGCGTTCGGCCGTGAGCGCCTTGACAATCTCGCCGAGCTTGTAGGGCGAGACATGCGACACGATCACTTTCGCGATCAATGGCGCAGCGTCGTTTTTCAAATCGAACAGCGAGCCATCGCGTTCGGCCTCGCGCTTCCACTTGTCGCGTTCGGCCGTGACGGCCTCCAGCTCGCGCTCGACCTTTTGCGCTTTGGTCTCTTTCTTTTCGCTCGCGGCCTTCTCGCCCTTTTGCGACGCCTCCCACTTGCGACGCATCACAGTCGGATGGTTGGAGCGGTCGCGCAGGGTTTGCCCCATGTTCTCGCGCAGCCGCCGCAGCTCCTCGACATGGTCCGCGCACCACATGGCGTGCGACCGCGTCGCCTTGTCGATATCGCGCAGCCACTGGCGCAGATCGAGCCACTCGCCAAACGCCTTGTTGTAGCGAGCGCCGATTGGTTCGTTGGTCCCGGCGCGCAGCATCGCGCGATTGCGGCCGATCACCATGAACGCGCCGATCGCCAGCCAATCATCCCACGATTGGCTTTCCTTGATGCGCTTGGCGGCCTCGGCGGCCTCGCGTTCTCTCGCGAGTTCGTACTCGCTTTCGAACGTCTCTTGCGTTGCGTCGGTCATTGGCCGCGCTCCGCCATGTCGTTGAACCGTGGCCATCGGCTAGGGCGCACGTAATCCTCGCGGATCATGTCGCGCAGTTTGCGCCACTGCTCCGTTTGGTAGCCTGCTCCGCCCAAAGGTTTCACGTCGCGCAGCAGCGCAGCGTAGGCGCATTCCTTTTTGCTCAGTGTGTGTTCCATTCGGATTTGCCTTCCGTGTTTGAGGCGACAAAACCGCCGTGAGCGGTCGGTCGCCCCGGCATACTGTCATGTACAGGGTTTGACAGTCAAGCCTAAATCGCACCGCGCGCTTCGAGAAAGATCAAAAGATCGTTCTCAATAATTCCCATAAAAAATATGGACCTGTCATCTAGGGGGCTTGACACCATGCCCCGTTTCGCGCATGGGTGGCGACGGTCGCCAAATCGGCGACAGGAGGAAGGCAAATGCAGATCGACGGACATTTCTACATCCACGACGCCGTCAGGATCGAAGTGGAAAAGGTGCGCGGCGAATTTTCTCAATTCGTCCGCCTCAGAATTATCGACGACAAGGGCGACACGCTCTCGTTCGCGTGCTGGGGCGCCGAAGCCTCCGCGCAGCCGGAAGTCATCGTCAGCGAAAAAGACGAGCGGGTGAAACTTCCGGCGCTCACCGACGACGACGACGGGGAGTGACCATGCGAACGCGAGACGAGCACCTTGCGTGGGCGAAACAGCGCGCCCTCGAATATCTCGACGCTGGCGATCTTTCGAGCGCCGTCGCCAGCATGGGCAGCGACCTTAAGAAGCACCGCGAGCTGGGTGCTAACGAGCATCTGCTTTATCTCGGCATGATGCGCGTCATGGAGGGCGACGCGCGCGGCGTGCGCGATTGGATCGAGGGCTTCCGATGACGCCGCCCGTCCTGATCCTCGACACGCGCTACTCGGACCCGAACTATGTCGGCTTCATCCCGACGTTCCTCGACACCGACGATCCGCGCCCGGCCGCCGTCCAGTTCCAAGAGCGGTACCTCTATGGCGGCTGGCGCAAGCAAGAGGGCTTCACCAATCGCGCTGGACTGCCGACGCTGTACTACCCCGGCGACCCGCCGCTGCGACCGATCGCCGTCATGGCGCTGCGCAACGAGGCGATCTTCGTCTATCTACACGGCTACGTCGCGATTTTTCAGGAGGACGGCACGTTTGAAGCGTGCCGGATGGATTAAACAGCTCCACAACGGAGAGAAAAGGAAGGCAAAAAATGAAAACGCTGATATTGATCGTCGCACTCGCAATCGGAGCGTCCGCCGCGTGGGCGGGGCAAACAAGCTGCCAAACTCACTGCGAAAAGTATGGCTACTGCTATACGACGTGCAATAGCTGGTGAAATAAAAAACGCCGCCGGGAAGGTCAACCCGGCGGCAACACACATAGACGAAGCGTAAAGGATGAACCGTCCCCCGTGACGGGACCGGCGCAAGCCCTTGGTATATCACGGGAGCCGTGTCGTGAGCAATTCGGACGACGTGCAAGCCCTCGCGGAGCGGATCGACCGCCTTGAGCACGAGCTGGCCACGCTCCGCAGCGAGCGCGAGACTGCGCTCACCGGCTGGCCCAACGAGCCCACCATCGCGCAGGGCTTTCTCGGTCATCGGTGGCAGCGGCGCGACGGCGACAGCTACACGGAAAACCTCGCGAACATTCCCGAAGCGCCGTTCGACGATTTCTACTACGGCCGCCATCAATTCGGCTGGGCGCAAGTGGTTGAGGAAGCGCCAGCGGCGACCGCGCGCCTGTCCGTCACCGGCTGGGCGCGAGCGAGTTTCGGCTCCACTGTGCCATGGATTTCGCTTGACGACGTGCTGGTGAACTACGTCCCCGAAGTGCCGGTTGGCGCCGCCGTTTACGCACGCGCCCGGTTAAACGATGGCGGGACGGGCTGGACGACGATTGAACCCGGCGGCATCCCCGAGATACCGGCGACGCCGCCGAGCGCCGCTTATGCCCGCACTCGCCTGAGCGGCCAGTCACCGACTTGGACGAATTTCAACGAAATGCGGATCGCCTCGCTCGACAGCCCGGCCTTCGAGGGCTCGCCGACCCTGACGCCGACGCCGCCCACAGGCACGGCCAACGCCCTCCTTGCCAACACCGAGTTCGTCGGCCGCGATTTTCTCGGCAAGGCGGGCGGCAACATGAGCGGCCCGCTGATCGCCGTCCAAGGCGGCAGTCTAACCAACTTGGGGCTGGCGATCGGCGACAACGCCACCGGCTGGTATCGCAGCGGCAACATTCTCGTGATGTCGGTCAGCGGCGCGTTCGTCCAGCAATGGCTGGTCGACATGGTGCAAATGGCCGTGCCGATCATGATGGGCGGCGCGAACAAGATCACCAGCTTGGCCGACGCCACCGCGCCGCAGGATGCGCTCAACCTCCGCACGGCCGACGCGCGCTACCTCCCTGTCTCAGGCGGCACGCTCACCGGTTCGCTCACCACGGTTGCAGGGACCGGCGTCCGCGACCTCGCCATTGGCGTTGGCGAGGACACGACCGGCATCTATCGACAGGGCGGTTCGCTGGGCTTCATGGTTCTCGGCTTTCCGCTGCTGCTGCTGGACGGAAACAACCGCAGCGCGGCCTTCATCGGCCCGCTGAACATGTCAGCCAACGTCATCGCCAATGTCGGCAACCCCGGATTGGGCAGCGACGCGCTCAATTTGCAGACCGGCGACGCTCGCTATGTGACGCTGCTCAACGGCGGCATCGTCCAAGGCCCGGTGCAATTGCTTTCGACGCCGGTCACAATCAACGACGCGGTGACGAAGGGCTATGTCGATCAAACCGTCGCCAACGCTCGCTCGCCGACTGTCATCTATGACCTCCCCGCCGACGTGGCGATCCCCGGCGACGGCGCTTGGCACTTGCTCGCTCAAGTGCCGTTCATCATCACGCGCACCGGCCTGTCACGCATCCAGATCACGCTCAATTGCAACATGGCGAATGTGAACAACGTCGCCTCCGTTGGAGTGCGGCTGATCGAAGGCGGGGTTGAGCGGACTGTCTTCGGCTTTGGCGTCACGCCCGGAGGGGATAGCACCGGCTTCTCCTGCAATCTCTACTTTGACAGCGGGTCCGGGCTGGTCAACATCCCGGTTGAAGTGGCCTCGTTGTCGTTGCAGGGAGCGCCGGCGCCGTTCACAGTTCTCGGCGGCGCTGGCCCACGGCATTCGCAAATCGTCGTCATGGACCTTGGGGCGGCGCAACCATGAGCCGCCCCTCGATCCGACAGGGCATCTATGACCTTCTCGGCTCCGTCGAGATCGACACGAAGGAGGAAGGCCGCACGCACGTTGAACCGTGGATGTCGCAGCGGATCGTGATCGACGCCGTCGCCAAGGGGCTCAACGAGGGCGTCCACGAGTTTGTCATCCTCAAACCGCGCCAAGTCGCCGTCACCACGACGTGCAGCGTGATCGAACTGTTCTGGGCGCTCGCCAATCCGGGCGTGCAGGGCGCGATCATCGCCGACCGTACCGACAACCTTGAGCGGCTGCGGCGCATCTTCGCCGCCCTGCTCGAAACCCTGCCGCCCGAATGGCGATCGAGCGAACACCGGCTGACCCAGAACAATCGCAACGGCATGGCGTTTGCCAATCGCAGCGTCATCGACCTGATGGCGGCGGCGAACAATCCCGACCTTGGCGCTTCCCGCGCGCTCAACATGATGCACGCCACCGAGTGCGGGCAGTGGCGCTCGCTCGCGGGCGTCGAAAGCCTGAAGGCGTCGCTGGCGCGGCAAAATCCCCACCGGCTCTATTTGTGGGAAAGCATCGCGAACGGCTTCAACTGGTGGTACAATTTTTGCCAGCAAGCCAAGCAAGACCGGCACATGAAATTCATTTTCTTGGGCTTCTGGTCAAATCCAACCTACGCGATCCCCAAGTCCGATCCCGACTACAAAACCTTTTGGGACGGCTCGCTCGACGACGACGAGCTGAAGCGGGCGCGGGACGTCCGAGCGCGCTACGGCGTGATCGTCAAACCGGAGCAAGTGTCATGGTGGCGACGGGAAGCGGAGTTTCGCGACGAACAATATATGCACCGACACTATCCGTGGAACGAGCGGGAATGCTTCATCGCTTCGGGCTCGTCTTTCTTCCCGGCAGCACGAACGCTCGAACTGGCGGAAGCGCTGGCGGAGGGCCCGCCGTATCAGGGCTACAAGTATCGCTTCGAGGATGCCTTCCTTGGATCAACGATCGTCCAGACGACGAACCGGGACGAAGTCATGCTGCGGGTGTGGGAGCCACCGGAGCCAAACGGAGTGTACGTCATCGGCGGCGATCCGTCGGGGGGCGGCGGGGGGGACGCTAACGACCACGCGATCGAGGTCTTCCGCTGCTACGCCGATCGGCTGGTGCAAGTCGCCGAGTTCCACTCGAACAAGCCGCTGACCTATCAATTCGCTTGGGTTCTCTCGCACCTTTGCGGGGCGTACCGTGATCATGTGGCGAACATCGAAGTGTCAGGTGTTGGCGCAGCCGTCATCCCCGAGGTCCGCAACCTCCGCCAGCTCGCGCAGCGCGGGATCATCCAAGCCGAAGCGGGCTCCGACAGCATCCTCAACATGGTCGGGTCCGTGCGGTGGTTCCTCTACAAGCGGGCCGACACGCTGGGCGGGGCGGGCAACGTCATCAACTGGAAGACCAATCAGGACAACAAGCAGGCGGTCTACAGCGCGCTCCGCGACAGTCTCATGCTGCGCGCGATCGAGTTGCGCTCGATCCGGCTGGTCAAGGAATTGCAGGCGATCGTCGAAGACGAAGGCTGGCTGGGGGCCGGGCCTGACACCGGCGAGAACGACGACCTCGTGAGCGCGACCACGCTGGCGCACCACACTTGGGTCGAGTGGCGCCGGGCGGGGCTGATCGCCCGCAACCTGACGTGGGACAGCGTCAAGGGCGACCCGCCTCCCGCAAATGCGGGGACAGTGCTATCGTTCGCGTTCAGCGAGCATATCCGGGCGATCAACGCGCGGGCCGGAAGGCGTAAGGAGGCCTTTTGATGCAGACCATCGGATGGGCGGTCAAGCAGTTGCAGAACGGCGATCGCGTGCGGCGCGAAGGGTGGAATGGCAAGGGGATGTGGCTTGCGCTGATGCAGCCGACTAAAAATCCAGAAGCAACCGAAATGACCCTTCCCTACGTCTACATGTCGACCGCGCAGGGCGATCTCGTGCCGTGGCTCTGCTCGCAGACCGACTTACTCGCGACCGATTGGGAGGAAGCAGACTGATGGACGATCGAGCAATGACCTTTGGCGAGCGTGCCGTGGGGCTAACTTTCAACCCAAGCGGCGATCCGCTGGTGAGCGAACTGAAAAAGCTCTCAGCCGCCTTCATCGACGAGTGCAATCACTGTCGCGAGCAGGCGACCGATCCCGAGGTCAAGCGCATGTACTCGCTGGCCGTCACCGACGCGCAGACGGCGCAGATGTGGGCCGTGAAAGCGGCGACGTGGAGGAGCTGATGGCGACGAAACCAAAGCCGAAACCCGATCCCGATCCCGACGAGCCCGAGCCCGAGCCCGAGCCCGACGACGAGGACGAGGAGCCGATCGCGGCGAGACTGACCGCCCTTGAGGACCGGATGACGAAGCTGGAGGAGCGCGTCAACGCGCCGCCGATCGGGATAGGCAAACGGCCGTGAGAAGCCCGCTTGGGATCGTCCTGCTCGTCATCCTGATCCTGATCTTGTTCGGCGGCTTCGCCGGGCCGCGCGTCAATCCAAGCTGGCAGTACGGCTACGGCTACGGCAACAGCGGCGTCGGCTTCCTTGGTGCGGTCCTCGTGATCTTCCTCATCCTCTGGCTGTTGGGGTACGTATGAACTGCCCGCGCTGCGGCAAGCCGACAAAGGGCACGGGCAAGACGCCACTGTGTCAGCCGTGCGCGTCAAGCTGCGCGGCAAGGCGCAAATTGTGGTGGAACCTACGGAACCGGCCTATCCGGCACAAAGCGCCGCTCACCGCGAGAACGTAAAATGCCGATCATGCGCACCTACATGTGCCCCGAGTGCGCGAACCGCATCGAGGTCGTGCTGTCGGCCGAGGAATGGGACGCGCCGCCCCCGAGCTGCCCGGCGTGCGACGCCCACGACATGGCGCAAGAGTTCAAGCCGCCCGCGATCGGCGGCTCGATCAGCATGCGGGCGCACCGGCTCGCCGAAGACATCATCGCCAACGACTACGGCGTCGCCAATGTCAGCTTCGACAACCGAGAGGGCGTCACGCCGAAGGTCCGCTACAAGGATCAATCCGCGACCGCGCTGCAATCGACGTGGGGCGGCCAAGTCGCCAACGCGCTCGAAACCGCGATTGCGATCGGCAAGCAAACCCGGAGCGAGAGCGGCGGCATGGACGGGCTCGACATGCTCAAACGGAACCTTGCCAGCGGCGCGCAACCTGACCTAATTGACGCTTCCAAGCGAAGGGCAATTAAGGTTTGGTGATCCGTGGCGCTCGCAATCCCCAAAAAGCCTGAAGACCTCAAGCTCTGGATCAAGGAAGTCATCGACGAGTGCATGGCCAGCGCGACCGACCGGGGCATGATCTATACCCGCGCGGCCCAATATTACTACATGGGCTCGATGGACAGTCGGGCGGCGCTTTACAACAAAACCAAGCCGTTCGTCGATAAGCTCGCCGGTTTCCTGATGCAGCCGACCGACGTCCGCTTCCAGCTCGTCTACGACAGCGGCGAAGACGACAGCGTGCTCGAACGCTCGCAGCTCGTCGGCGAGAAACTCAGCTCCGACTTCCGCCAGACCGACGCGGACATCACGTTCGCCGAGGCGGTCGTCTGGTCGCTGGTCAACGGAGCGCAAATCCTCAAGGTGCTGCCCGACGGCGATAGCGGCACCTTCAAAATGGCTCCGGTCCATCCGCAGAATTTCGGCGTGCTGTCCGAAACCACCATCGCCTTGGACGAGCAAGAGGCGTTCTGCCACGTCAGCTATCCGACCAAGTCGCGGCTGCGCACGATGCTGATGGAGCATCCGCGCTACCAAGAAATCATGGACCAAGTCGGCGCGGAGCCGGGACCGAACAGGGACGAGGAGGAGCCGACCTATTTTCACCAGATGGTCGTCGGCGGGCTGCAACCGCTGGGCGACGTCGGCGACGCGCCGTCATCGGCGGCCGGGATCGTCAACGTCTTCCCGGTTCCGACGCCGTGGCGCCCGCAGCGCAATTTCGCCCCGACCGTCAAGCACTGCGAAGTGTGGATCAAGGACCGCGATCGAGACGAGGACTGGACGACGGTCCAAGTCATCTACGGCGCGGACCCGATCATCATCGAAGGCGACGACACCCGCCGCAACCTGTCGCGAGTGCCCGGCAAGTCGTCCTTCGTCAAGGTGCAGGGCGTCCCGACGCCGGGGTATTTCTGGGGCCGCACGATCATCGCCGACGTGCAGATGCTTCAGGACATGCTCAACAAGCGGATGCGCGACATCAAGGTCATGTGGGATAGGAACGTCAATGCTCCACAGGTCTTCTCAGGCTTCCAGTCCGTCACCGAGGAACAATACTTTAAGATTATCAATGAAGGAGGTTTCATTAACGATCCAAACCCTAACGCAAAAGCGTCAAAACTACTGGACCCGCCGCCGGAAAACTACCTTGAAGAACTCGAATTTATTTTCAAATTGTTTGATGAAGCATCTGGGTTCTCGCCTATCATGTCTGGATCAGGAGAGCCGGGCGTCCGAGCTGGCGTCCATGCTCAAACTCTGGTGCGAACTTCGTCCCCCCACCTCATCAAGCAGGCAGCGACGCTCGAAAGGCAGCTCGCCGATTGTGGGTGGATGGCGCTCCGCATCATGCAAGCCATGGACGCCCTCATCTACACCACCGCAGACAGCAAGCAGGAGTTCCTCCTTTCCCAGCTCCCCGAGAACTACCAAGTCCAAGTGGACAGCCACTCCGCCTCACCCGCCTTCGCAGAGGACAATCGTCAGGTGGCTATTGCGCTCGCTAGAGCAGGAGCGATCGACGCCGAGGATTTGATCCACATGCTTCACCCACCGGGCGCCGAGCTGCTCTTGGCCCGCTTGAGACAGCGGCAGAAGGCGCAAGCGGCGCAGGCGAAGGAAGACAAGACCGAAGATTTGATGAAGTCCGTGTTGGGGATCAGGACCGGCGGCGGCGGCAGTCGAGCCAAAAAAGGCGGGTCTGGACGAACTTTGCAGTGAGGGTGTAGCTTCCCGCGCGTCCCTACCGCAGGGATGACCGCCCCCGTTTCTTTTACTGCCCCCCAGCTCTCGGAGAAAGCGGGGGCGGCCTTTGGGGTTAAAAGATGGCGAACGGCGACGTTACCGACGACGACCCCGAAATGGGGCAAGCGCCCGACGCGGCGCCCGGTCCTCCTACTGGCGGCCCACCCGGACAGCCTCCGGGCGACAGCGCGCCTCCCGCCCCCGGCGGAGGCGACTTGGCCGCCTTCGCGCGGTCCAAGATGGGCGCGCAAGTCTCGGCGCCCGGACCCGGCAATCAAGCCGACAGCATGAACATGATCATTCAGGCGATCCAGATGCTCAAGCAGGCGGGGCTTGGGTTGCAGCCGGGGAGCAAACTCCACAGCGACGTGTTCCGCACCATCAGCCAGCTTTCGAAGCACATGGGCGGCGCAGCGGGCATGGGCCCCGCCGTCGGCATTCAGAAAACCATGATCGGCGACCAGCTCAAGCGCACGATCCAGAACGCGCTCCTGCAAAAAATTCTGGGAGGCAAGGGACAGGGCGGCCAGCCCGGACAGGCGGGCGGCGGCGGCGCTGGCGGCGCTCCCATGCCTTCAACACCGCTTCCGGGGAGTTGATCGCCGTGCTACCACAAGCACGCCCACTTCCGGGCAGGGGTGCCATCTCATGAACAAAATCGTCCTCGCCGCCGCCTTCTTGGCGGCGTCCGCTGTGCCGAGCGCGGCAGCAACCGAAATCACCGTCGAGGACATCGGCTCGATCCTCAACGAGAGCCTCGCGCTCCCGGCGCAGGACACGCCCGGCAGCGGCATCGCGTTTGAGCAGTTCTTCGAGTTCAGCCTGCCGACCCGCGAAACCGTCACCGTCTCAATGAGCGACAGCGCAACCGGGTTGGGCCGGATTGTCGGCGGCGAGTTGTCGCTCAACAACTGGACCTCGACCGCGCCGACCTCGCCGTTCCAGCCGATCGGCTCGCTGATCGAGCTGTCGCCGGTCAACAACGTCGTCGGCGGGCAGGAAGCCACGGTCACGCCCGACGTGCTGGCGGGCGGAGCCTACTTCGTCGAACTGGCTGGCGTCAGTGGCGCTGCCCCGATCCACATCGCGGTCGACGGCACCATCACGGCGGCGACGGTCCCCGAAGCGCGAACTTGGGTCATGGCGACCATCGGCTTCGGTCTGTTGGGGGCGATCGGCTTCAAGCGGAAGGCGGTGCGTTACGCGCTCTAAGCACTACCTCGTCGCCGGTATCGGGCTCCTCGTCGTGTCGCTCGTCGTGCGACACGCCGGGGCGTCGCCGCGCGACGCGATCTCGATCGTGACCAGTTGGGGCGGGGCGCTGTTCGTCATCGTCGGGCTTGGCAAGCAACTGTTTTTGGAACCGCGATAACATGTCATGTGTAGGGGTTGACAGTCTAACTTAGGTTTGGAGGAAAACATGGCTCAGAACAGGTCATACGACCCGCCGATCACGTCGCCGCCTGAGACGCCGCCGCGCACCATCCTCCAAGTCGACACTCAGTCCGAAACGTCCGAATGGGGCGCGATCCCCAAGGTCGTGCCGAAGCCCGAGGGCGGCGTGCCGCTTCAGCCGAGCGTGACCGGCAAGACGAACAACAACTGAATACCCGAGGGGAGCGCCGCGTGGTGTGGGACTTGTCCCTTTGCCCTAGTCGTCATGAGATGGGCGGCTTAAACAGCGGCAACTTTGTGAGGACGCCCATGACCAAACGCGAGGAATACGACGCGCTGGCGGCGGAGATGAAAGCCGATTGGCGCAAGGCGGTCGAGACCAAAGGGACGCCCGGCCAAGAAGGCTGGAAGAAAGACCCGCCGGAAGACGCATGGCGCGCGGCGGTCGCTAAAGCCTACGCCGATCAGAAAAAGCTGGACGAGCTGATGGGAGCCGCCTGATGCCGCGCACCATTTCCGACGAGGAATACGCCTTCCTCAACAACAAGCGGATGACGGCCGACTTCGTCGAGAGCATCTACAACGACCCGCAGCTCAACAAGGAAGCCAAGCGGCTGATCAAAAAGAAATATCCGAACCTCGCGATCCCCGACTACGACATGGAGGAGAAGATCGAGGCGCGTTTCAGCGTCGAAGATCAACGCAAGGCCAAGGAAGCCGCCGACGCGACGGCGAAGGCCGACCGCGACGCTTGGAACGCCAGCCGGGCGAAGGTCAAAAAGCAATACGGTTTCACTGACGAGGCGATGGCGGACCTCGAAAAGTGGATGCACGAGAAGGCCGTCGCCGACCATGAAGTGGCGGCCGAATACCGGGCGCAAAAGAACCCGCAGACCTCAAGTCCGACGTATGACAGCCAATTTTGGAGACACGAAGAAGCTCCCGACTACAAAGAAATCTCGAAGGACCCCGAAGCGTGGGGACGAAAGGAAATCTTGAGCGCCATCCACCGTGACGAGGAGCACGCGCGAGGGCGCTGACCAGCGCCGATGTAGGAGGAAAACTTGCCCTTACTTGGCGCGGGGATTATCCCGTCGGGTCCAATTGGCCTCGAACTTCAAGCCACCGTCCGGCGCGTGTTCGCGCAGATGGTCGTCATCCTGATCTACAAGCAAAATCCCCTGCTTGCCCTGTTGCTGCGCAACGCGATCCGCGCGTCTGGCGGCGTGTCGCCCTACACGCAGCCCGTCCAGACCGGACAGTACGTGCAGTCGAGCTGGATCGGACCAGCGGGGCAATTCAACCTCCCGCAGGACGTCGCCGCGACCGTCAACGCCGAGTTCAACATGTGCTGCTTGGCGACGCCGGTGTCGTCGCTGGGCCTCGAACAGCTCGTGACGCAGGACGCTATCGCCGTCGCCTCGCGCCTGATGCTGAAGCTCAACGACCTCAAGAACAGCTCGTTGGCGTCGCTCACGAGCGCGCTGTTCGGCCCGCCGATCGGGGCCAACGTGTTGCAGATGTTCTCGTTGCAGGACGCCTACGGCAACGCGACCACCGCGCCGACCTACGGCGGCCTAAGCCGGGTCACTTATCCCGATTGGCAGGGGCTCGTCGTGCCCACAGCGGGCGCTATCCTTACCCGCGCGACCTTCATCCCCCGAATGCTGGCTGCGGTGAAAAACTCAGGCGGCGAAGCCCTCGATTTCGTCGTCATGAGCGTGGAGGACTGGACAACTCTCCTGACCGACTTCATGGCGGTCGAGCGGTACAACAACGACCCGTCGAGCCGCTGGGGCAAGGACGATCCGGTCAATTCCGGCTTCCGAGGCTTGCTGCTTGGCGACACGCCGATCTTCTTTGACCTGAACTGTCCGGTTGGAACCGCCTACGGCTTCAATTCGAAGTACATCACACTGGTCGTCCACGAGGACGCCAATTTCGCGTGGACCGGGTGGTACTCGACCATCCCGCAAGGGCAGATCGCCAGCGTCGGCCTCTCGCTGACGGCGCTCAATCTGGTCTGCTCCAAGCCATCAACCGGGATGCAGATTACGGGCATCACGGGAGGAGCGCCGTTCTGAGATGCTCCCCGTCAGCGCATGGCCGCCCGGACCTCCCGGCGCTTCGCTGTCGCCGTTCGGGAAGCCGCGCCAGATTTGCGTCGGTAGCTGCGGGTTCGTGATCCCGAAGGGCGCTTGGGTCGTCAACACGGGCTCGAACAGCGTCGTCATGTCCCGGCCGTGCGTTCCGACTTCGACCAACCGGGCTCGAACGCCGGGGACGGGTCTGCTGCCGGGAGAAAATCCGCCGCTGCCGCAGTTCAAACGCTGGAAAGGCCGGGAGCCTCCGGGCCATCGACCGCCAAACTGGTTCGGCTGGCAGTTCGTCCCCGCGCCGACGTCGACCCTGTTGTCGCCCGGACAGTCCGGGCTGGTGATCGCCGACGGCCAGAACGTCGTCATCACCGGGAGCGGCTTCGCAACCATCACGCAGGCTTACAGCGTATGAGCAACGGCACGCCCCCGATCCAACCCGCGCCGGTCCCGCCCTCGATCCCCGGCATCGTCCAACCTGTCATCGTGACAGGCGGTCAAAGCCTGCCCCCGAGCTTCCCGCTTGGAGCCGCCGGAACGTGGCTCCCGCCGCCGCAAGTCGGCTTCGGCGGCAATGCGCCGTTCCCGACGCCGGTCGTTCCGCCGGGCACTGGCAATCCCGGCGTCGTCCAGCCGCAGTATCGCACCGGCAGCGCGACCGTTCCGACGGCGGCGAGCCTGTTCCCCGCCCGAACGACGACCTCGCCCTTCCCGCCGATCGTGTTCGCCAACATCATGATGATCGGCGCTGGCGCCCCGCCATCGACCCCGACCACCCCAGCAATCCCGACGATGGCGGGAGAAGACGAACCCGGCGCCCTGCCCGAGCCTGATCCCGAGCCAGAACCGGAACCCGAGCCTGAGCCTGACCCGGAGCCCGCGCCGCACCGCCGCGCGCCGCCCAAGCGCACGAGGCGCTGATGGTCCTTGAGGACTATCCGCTCGTCACCACCATGGGCGTCGCTTGGCAGCCGCCCCACGGCCCCTTGTGGCAGTTGCAGCCGCTCGACACGGACGGCTGGGTCGAGATGGAAACTGAAGCCATCCCGGTGTTTTCGCTTGGCCCGCCGATTGTTGTGAACGTCGGCAACCTTTTTCCGGCGGGGTGGTGGCTGTTGGCGGTAGGCGTGCCGGTCAGCGACACCGTCGCCAACGCGACGGTGCAGCTTATCGAGGCTGACGGAACGACGACCACCGTGCCGACCGCCGGGCCCGCCTATTCAATCGTC